CAGTTCCGTAGCGAACGCAGTCAATTCTCGTGTGCCAATCGAGCCTGATGTGTCGATGCCAACCACAACCTCGCCAATAGTCTCGTCTTCCACGCTTGGCAGATAGATGTCATTGACTAGCTGACGCTTGTTCAGTTTGCGCCAAGTGTATTCATCCTTGCCTTTCATTGATGAGGATACAAACTCACGCAATGCTTCTCGCCAGTCGATCTTCGGTGTGAGCAAATCGCTGATTGTTCTAGGAACTTTCGCACCCATGCGACCAGCCAACATGCCACCCTCACGCAACGCTCGGTCAATCTTGTCACCCAACTCTTTGGCTTGATCGGGAGTCAGTTCACCTGATGTGTCATGTTCGTCTTGGTTAGAAAGGTCATACTTCTTGCCATTCACTTCGACGTGGTTGCCCTCACCGTCGTTAGGTTGTGTTCCACCCCCTGATGGATCGTTACCTTGACCCTTACCTTGCTGACCCTGTCCTTGACCTTTGCCATTGCCATTGCCTTTACCTTTGCCTTTGCAATTCTTCTTCAAGTAGTTGTATACCTCACGCATACTCCAGTTGTGGAACATGGGGTCATACAACGCACCATCGGGTAACTCGACGATAGCTTCATTACCGCCAACCACCTTGCCTTTGATATTGGCAATGATGTCATTGACGACAAAGTCGGCAGACATGTTAGCTAGTTGTGCGCTTTCCTTGAACATGTCTTTGCCACGAGGGATTTGTTTCAATGCCACATGCAAGTTCTCATGCAACACCAACCCGCGCAACTTAGGCTCAGAGTCTACTGTCTCCAAGAAAGGTTTTGCATAACGCTTGTTGATGCCATCGGTATATGCAGTAAAGCTAGCTTTCTCAACGACCTCACTCACGCCCATCAATAAGACACCTGAATACAACGCAGTCTCAGGATGTTTCATCAAGGCGATATGTGCCTTTTTGATTCGCAACTCTTGTTTGTTTTGCATAATAATTCTCCTATACGATGTCTACGATTTCGATACGATCACCATGGTCTACGACCTTGGCTTTCCCCTTTACAACTTGTTGCAACTTAAAGACTGTGAAGTCTTTGAAGTTTCTAGCGTCATGTTTCTCCATAAAATACAAGAGGGTCATGAACGATGCCCACACAACTAAGAACATTTCTGCCCAAGATAATTCCATTTGACTTCTCCTTAATTAGTATTCCACGACATCGTGGAGATTAAAACAACTCGTGATTGTTCTTAGCCCATTCAGCGATCTGCATGTTATTGCGAGCCAGCTTGATCGTCTTGGTATTGCGCATCATCATGGTGAAGAACACCGCTTGCACCTCTGAACTAGGAATCTTATTCACGAACTTCATGAACTTCGTTACCTCGTCTTGCGTCTCAACCACGTCGATTGCTTGGAACATAATCATCAACTGCGCTGAGATTTCTTCAGGAACTTTAATCCCCTCTGGATCTTTGATGATGTCCTTCACATCAACGAGAGTTTTCTCTAGCGATAGAAACGCTGACATGTCACCTGCGGCGGATGCACCGATCGTACCAGCTAGACTTGCCATGGTTGAGTTCTCGCCAAGTATGTCTCTGTTGCGCACGATCACGTCGCACTTCGCCAAGCTACGAGGTGAGCAGAACGACAAGCTAGTCATCGATGGTTTGAAGATGTATGGATTATCTTCTTGATTACCATCTAAGTAACTCGCCAAGCAACGAGTATTCATCGCCACCCAAGCACGGATAACACGAGAGATATTATTCTCTGATGCCCATTTGAGCCAAGCATTTGGGGTTGGCTTTGCCATCTGCCAGCGCACCACACGATTGCCAGCATGAGCGAGCATGTTATCGCCGACACCATCCGTCGCATTATTGGATGTTGCAAAGATTATCGATCCACGGGGTAGTGGTTCGTCACCTACCATCCGTTCCAAGAACAGACGAGTAAAGATAATCTGCAACAACTTTGGTGACTTCATGAACTCGTCAGCCAAGATGACCTTTGGCTTAGAACTCTTCAGGTTGAAGAGCGACGAGACGTAATACTCCAAGGTCTTAGTCGCATGGTTTGGTATCACCATACCAATATCGGACATGTCTTTAACAGGACAGTCGATGTAGATGTAGTCATACTTGTCGCCCTCGATGTCATACCCATCGGTAGGACTGCGCCATTTGTCGCCATTATCCTGAGCAATCATAGACAAGATTGAGGTCTTACCTACCCCCGGCTCACTCTGTATGACACCTGTCAGTTCTGTACATATTAGAGGAATCGCCACACGCAATTCGTCGATGGACATCATTGGGATTGTATTTACTTTCATTTCACTTCTCCTTGGTTAAGATTAAATAAGATTCCATTACTGCATGGAATTGAAACTACCGAACTTGCTAAGAATGTCATCTATGCCTTCTTTGACGTGGTGACGCACTGCGTCAGAGTCTCGTAAGTCTTCAGCCTTGACACCGTTGAGGATTCTCTCGAGCGATGCACGAGCTTGTTCCAGCTCAGGTGAGTTCTTAAGATTAAATCGTTTGAAGGTTTCGCACATTTCAAGTGCTTTCTGAATCGTGGTGTCATAGATTTTCCTTTTCTTGGTTCGCACTTCGCCGTTGACCTCGGTCTCGTCATGCCCACAGCAATGGCTAATGGACTCCATGACCTCGATCATCCGTTCTGATTGTTCTAGATGAACTGATTCGATAATCGCCCCTGCTTGCTTGTTCAGTGTAGTAAACAAGTCATCAGCGATGTCTTGCGCTATGCCACAGCGAAAGTCGTTCATCGGCACTTCTGCCACATACAACTGCAACGAGAACTTCGCCTTGACCTGATCCTTATGGGGATAGTCAGATCGATCGAACATATCGCCTTGCTTGAATGCCATGTCGGATACGATGTCATCGTATTGGTTAATTAAGTCATCCACGAGGGAGTGGAACGCTAATTCATGCTCGTGATATTCCTGTTTGAATTTGGGAACATCGACGCTAGGTAATAAATTTTGCGATTGATTCCAACGATAGGTTCGGCGCTGAAGCCAGTTATATATCGTCTGCCGATAATTCACAACTGCCTTGTGCTTGGGGTGGTTAGCCAAGAGATTCTTAACATACCTGCCCGCCGACTTGTCGGCATTCTTTGCGCTAGTAACCTCATCGCTGATACCTCGGTCTTGCTTGGTAGCCGACCATACGCTGATGTCTACTGATACTAATACTGCACTACTCGCCAATGAGATCAAATGATCAGGCTTTGTTAGCATATCCATAACTTCTCCTTATCTTATATAGAGTGCCACGATGACGTGGATGATTAAATAACAAACTGCACATGCAACCAAACATCTACCGAAAAAGTCCATCTTTACTTCCCCCCTTTCCATTCTATAAGTATACCACAACTTGACATATAAGTCAACCATGATGTATGACTTTTTTATCTCACTCCCAGTCCACATATACCGATCGATTGACACCAACCCACCCATACTCGCCCTGACCCCATACCTCTTCGATGATGTCATTAATGTCCTCACCCACACGAGCGAACGCACCGCCTATGTATGGATTAGAAGTGTCATCACCAGCCCAGCTTTTACTCAGTTCGATTAACGCTTCGTGGCATGCAACATCGGGATAAGATTCATACCACTTGACCCCTTCGGCAAAGAATCGAATCTCGAGTTTGTCTTCAAGAACCTCCAAGCAATCGGTATCTGAAAAGCAAAATGCCGTAGCTTCTTTTGCCTTGGCTTCAGCTAGGAATAGATAGAACGACGATTTAGCCTTACGCTCTTCCTCGATGTCATCTGTGTCAGGACTATGCCTTGGAATAAAGCGGATTGTGTATGCGACTGTTGATCTATATCCCATGTCACGCCCCTGTGGATAAGTAAATAACGACTCTGAGAGTTATGAAAGTCATAACTGACGCTAGAACTACTGTGAACAGAAGTAACCTATTCATTTCACCAACCCTCCCTTGTTGTTAAGTCCTTTCAAGTCAGCCCTGTCAGTAATCAACATATAGTTCGACTTGTGCATCGGCGCTATGGTGCGCACTACCCTCGACGCTAGGTCATCACCGCATGACATACAAATCGCATAGCCGATGGCTAACCGTTCCGCAGCGTATGTAGTGCCACATAGTTTGCATTGTGGTTCAAAGGTCTCATCAATCATGGTAGGTTGCCTTCCTTGTCAGCAAATGATTTCTCGTAAGCATCGAGCCATTCCTCGAACTCCTTGGTGTATTGCGCCAACTCCTGTGAGTCCTGTGGATACCCCAAGGCTTTGTTAGATGAGCCTGATGAGCTAGTGAAGTGTTTCTCATCAGCTAGAAGTTTTTCCTCCCACATCTCCTCGAACAACTGTTTAACTCTACCCATGTCCTTCTCCTTGTAAATAGCATTCCACTACCTAGTGGAATTAATACTGCCGTCAATCAAATTCCACGACATCGTGGAACGCTAAGTAGATGGCTTAGAAATCGCCCATCCACATTATTAGTATACCACAACTTGACATATAAGTCAACCTCTTGTATGACTTTTTTTCGTGATGGGTTTTGGGTTAGGTAGTGGCTTGTTCCAAGAAACGTTCCATTTGTTCCAGCGTGTTCCAATGCCGTGGAACAGAAATTTTTTTGGTGGTGGTGATGTAAGTTATTGTTTTTACTAAATAAATATAATAATAATATTATATATAAAGTAGTTTGTTCCAATGTTCCAAGATTTTTTGGAGAGTGTCCTCGTGCGAGGTAAATTTAGGGGTGGGAACTTTGCACTGGGAAAACAAGCCAAGCGATCAGAGTTTTTCTTCAATTTCCCCCATGTCCTCCCAAAAAACGTGGAACATTGGAACAAAACTTTTTTCTGCTTTGTAATCAAGGCTTTGCAAGGCTTTTTTTGTTCCACGAGGTTGGAACAAATTCCACTAGACCGTGGAACACTAAATAGTGCGCTTGACGTCCGCACGTCCTCGACGACAAATAACTGGTTTCAGTTGACACAAAAAAAGGGATAGGGCTTTCGCCCTATCCCCTAGCCCTACTTGATAGCCTTGGCTATCGCACTCACCACAGCATCGTCTACTGTGGCATCACCCCTAGCCTTGGCTGTCTTAGCCCTAGCCTTGATGCTAGGCAGTAAGTCCTCCTTGAGCCATACAGCAAAGTCCTTGGTGGCAGAGCGCTCTCTGACCTTACCCTCAAGGCTGTCCTTTGCATCTCGGACATACTTTTTCAAGTCCTTCATGCGATTGGACTTGTAGGTAGACCATGAATCCCTCCATGATTTATGAATCCCATGTTTGACAGGGTCTTCATTCTTCATCCTGCCAAATTGTTGCTGGGTGAATGACATCACCACATTGATGTCTACCTTGGTAGCCCCCTTGGTGGTGGACTCACAGGGAATACCATCCTTGTAATACTGTGGAGGGTTATTCTCATGGAATCTGAGCATCTGCCCTGATTCAATCTCTGCCTTGATTTCCTCAGAGACTGAGTCCAAGAATGCAGGACATTGGGTAAGAATATACTTACCAATAGAGACGCCTTTTTCAGCGCTGATACAAGATTGATACGATGCATCTTTAATTGATGCGAAGTTTTGATGGGACATATGTCCTCCTATTGTCTGACAGACCATTCTGTCATTAATTACAGTTCTACCCGATGAAGGCTCATATGTAAAGTTACACGGGCTAGTGGAATACTAAATAGCACACTCGCACGCACGCGCTCGAAGACAAATAACTGGTTTCAAAGGGGCGAAAAAAAACCCCAACCGGCAAGCCGGTTGGGGTTTGGGTTAGGTTAAACGGCGTTCCATTTAACCATGAAAGCAACTCGGGCTTCCCTAAACTTCGTTTCGTTAGCGGTTTCGTCGCCACGAGCAGAAGCAGTTTTGCACTTCGTTGCAAGGTCAGCAAAGGTATCGTCGATACGCTTCGCAAAATCAGCAGTAGCGCTACGCTCACGCTTTTTGCCCTCGTTCAGGATCGCTTTAGCTTGGCGCTTTAGATCACCTAAACGATTAGAGCAGTAAGTGCTGACACGATCACGCCACGATTTGACGATAGCGTAAAGAGCGGGGTTCTCGTTCTTTAGCTTGCCAAACTGTTGCTGAGTAAAAGCAACGCAAGCGTAATCTACGCCAATGTTGATTTTCTCTTTAGCGTTAGCCAGATCAGGATTAGATCCGTCGATCAGCAAGTAATTGCCGTCAACAATCGCATACTGCTCTGGTGGGTTATTCTCGTTAAACCGCAAACGATAACCCTCGTTTAACTGCTCTTTAGCTTCGTCGCTAACAGTTTCAGGAAAGCCAACAGCGTTAGCCATTACATATTTGGCAACTGACCGGATACGATCGCCGGCTTTAGCTTGTTGGTAAGCGCCGTCCTTCAGTGATACAGGATCACGATCAAGATTAGCGGATTGATCAACCCCAACGAGGGCTTCTACTGCTTTGGCATTTGATTTAGCCATGTTTACTTCTCCCTATAAAATAAGGTAATGCGTTAATGTGACTCGCACCTTGCTTGTCACTGATTACAGTTATAGGTGATAAGGGCTTATATGTAAAGTTTCACGCTATCGTGGAACGCTATATAGTGAGTTTAACCATGCGCTCGCTCGTGCGCTCGAGGACAAATAACTGGTATCAAAGGGCAAAAAGAAAGCCGACCCCAAAGGGTCGGCTAAGTACTACAAGGAATCAGTCATTCCACCATGCTTTAGTATTACTTGGATAAGTACTTCAGCAGGAACCCAACAGAATACTGTGCTATCTTCGCATTCATGAAAGGGCATAAGTAATGGCTCACGTTGGCTTGGATAACCTACCTCGTACTCTACGTATGCTGTAGTGGTATCGGTACGAGGCGTTGAGTAATGATGCTCACTTGCTTGTACTGACATAGTGAAACCGTCGGTACATTTAATTGGCGTGGCAATATTACCGTGATCTTTAGTTTCAGCAATGTGCTTATTGATTGCTGACCATGTGGGTAGAATATTAACTCTCATTAGAACTTCCTCCATGTGATTGCAACATAATCGGTATAGCTTGTGCCGTACCGTACGAACTTCATTTGATATGGGCTGACATGAATAGGCATGAGAGCCAGCAATTTGTACAGTCTTGATTTGTATCTAATTACCATGATGTTTCTCCTTGTTAGTAGGGGGCTTTCGCCCCCCGATTGATTACAGTTTTACAGGACAGGGTGTCCATTTAAATTCTAGGAACGAGGGATTTAATTCATCGTTCTTAGCTAAGAACTGTTCCTTAAGATCCTTGGCTTGCTCTAGATCAATGTAACTCCACCTAACAAGAGTGCTTTGTTTGACTGCACTGGGCTGACTCGTGCGAGGTATTGTTAATGGCATCGATACTGTTAGTGTGCCTAGTGTTCTAGGTGTGCGTGATACTGTGGTTACTTGCATGATTAACTCCTGTGGTTAGTGGGGGGCTTGCGCCCCCCTGTTAGTTATTTAACTTCGAAGAACCGAGCGCCGAACAATGCGCCACTAGTCTTAATGCACACATGTTGCTCGTCCATCGAGCGTACCCAAACCCAGCAGTCTAGGTAACTATGTTTGGCGTCGATTGTCTCGACAGTCCATGCACGATTGTTAAACTTAACTACATCACCTGTTTTAACAGGGTGCATTGCGTTGGTATAGAACAGTTGATATTTGTTCATTTTGTTTTCCTTTAAGAAGGTCGGTAGGAATTACTACCATGATTTAAGTTATACCGATGTATACCCCATATGTAAAGTTTCAGCGCCCTAGGGCGTGACCCCCACCCCCCAATTTGCCAATCGGGTCCCCCGCTCGCCCCCATACCCCATAATCCACACAAATAACTCCACCACTTTTCCAACTTTAGTTACCCCAAATACACCACTTATGACGCAATTACTTATTGCCGATTCCCCGCAAACCCTTACCCCATATAGCTTTGTCTCTCAAACACACGGCCCCTAATCCGTTTTTACTTTACATATTTATTAGGGTATACCCCTACTGACTTTTTCCCCAAACACAGACCCGGCAATCTTTGGACTTTTTAGACTTAGGAGTCCCGTATTCTAAAAACGGGGGTATACTATTTTTAACACTGTGAGGGTGTGACTTCGGGGCCGTAGTTGGCCCCTCTTTTTCAGTAAAGATCTTCTTTACACATATCCAAAAAAGGAGGTACACTCCGTTCATGGAAGCATACGTACCTGTTATAGAAGAGAACGTCCCTCTACCTAAAAACGCCTCTGAAGCGTTTCCTGACCTAACTCCGACTGAAGAATTGAACATGCGGGCAGCGGTTGTAGCGCTAATGTCTGATTTAACAGGGCAACCTATCTCTCCAACGCAGGAAAATGCGGAGGAAGCTAAAGCAATTGCCAAAGAAATGCTTACAAATCCCTTAGTTAGACCCGATTTCTCTAAATACCCTAACGAAACGTTGGCTATGTTAGCTGGTATGGTGTCCCAAATGAAGGTTTCTATCGTTGATGAGCTTGCAGAGCTCAAAACTTACGTAGTTAACCACCTAGTTCACTCGGTAGAAGCTTCAAAAGACGTAAAAACTAAGATTGCAGCCTTGCGTGCCTTGGGTGAGGTCGATGGAGTGGATGCATTTAAGAAAAGAACTGAAGTTACCCACAAAATTCAGACCATGGAAGAGGTTGAGACTGAGTTATTGGAGCTTTTGGACGAGGTAGAGAGCAAATATATAGACGTAGAGGCTAAAGAAGTCGTTAATAAAGAGCGAGATGACCCAAAATCTGCGTAAATTAACACCAGAACACCTATTTAAGCTACGTCAAATCGTCAAAAACAAGGGAATACCCGACGAAACCAAGCGAAAAGCAAAGGATTTACTGGCAAAACACGACGAATTTATGACCCAAGAAAGGGGAAAAGTCTCCTTTTTGGACTTTGTTAAACACGTTTATCCGGGGTATAAAGTTGGACCACATCATCTTAAACTTGCTCAAATCTTTGAAGACATCGCTGCAGGAAAAAAGAGACGAGTTATCGTCAACATTGCTCCGCGACATGGGAAATCCGAACTTATCTCATATCTTGCACCCGCCTGGTTCTTGGGTAAGTACCCTCAAAAGAAAGTTATCATGGCTTCGCATACGGCGGACCTTGCTGTTAATTTCGGTCGTCGAGTCCGTAACCTTGTGGGTTCAGAGTCGTATAAAGGTATATTCTCGCAGATAGAACTACAAGCGGACTCTAAATCAGCATCTAGATGGGGGACAAACTTTAATGGAGAATATTTTGCTATCGGTGTTGGTGGTGCTCTTGCTGGGCGGGGTGCTGATCTTTTCATCATTGACGATCCTCATTCTGAACAAGAAGCTAAAACTGGAAGACCCGACGTTTTTCTTCCTGCTTGGGAGTGGTTTCAGTCTGGGCCTCTACAGCGTCTCATGCCTGGCGGCGCTATTATTGTTGTGATGACCCGCTGGAGTAAACTTGACTTAACGGGGCAAATAGTAAAGCAACAAGATAACAATGACGAAGTTGATAAATGGGAAGTAATTGAGTTTCCAGCTATTACAGACGATGGAGAGGCGCTTTGGCCCGAATTTTGGCCCGTAGAAGAACTTCTGGCGAAGAAAGCCGCACTTGACATTAGATACTGGAATGCCCAGTACATGCAAAATCCTGTGTCAGAAGAAGGTGCTCTTATTAAGAGGGAGTGGTGGAATATCTGGGAGGGGGAAAACCCGCCAGAATGTGAGTTTACGATCATGGCGCTTGACGCCGCCCAAGAAGCCAACAATCGTGCTGACTATAACGCCTTGACTACGTGGGGGGTCTTTTTTAATGAGGAAGTTAATAATTACAACATCATCCTTCTTAATTCGATCAAAAAGAGGTTGGAGTTTCCGGAACTCAAAAAGCTTGTACTCGAGGAGTACAAAGAATGGGAACCAGATGCGTTCATGGTTGAAAAGAAGTCCAATGGGGCGGCACTCTACCAAGAGCTCAGGCGTATGGGAGTACCGGTCGGGGAGTTCACACCTGGCAAAGGTCAAGACAAAATCTCTCGGGTCAATGCTATTTCGGATTTGTTTGCGGGAGGGGTCGTCTGGGCGCCAGACCGGCGGTGGGCGAAGGAAGTAATTGAGGAATGCAACGATTTTCCTAGCGGAACCAACGATGACTTGGTAGACTCTACTACACTAGCTCTGTTAAGATTTAGGCAAGGTGGATTTATACGTCTACCAAACGACGAACCAGAAGACGATTTGTTAAGTAGGTACAAACGAAAAGCTGCGTACTATTAAGGATAGATTATGGCAATAGATAAAGCATTAGCACAAGCTCCACTTGGGTTAGACCAATTAGAGGAGATGAGTGACGAGCCAGCTTTAGAGATTGCCATTGAAGACCCAGAATCCGTAGAGATTGGTATTGATGGGCAACCTATATTAAGAATTGAAGAGATTGAAGAAGGCGAAGAAGACTTTAACGAGAACTTAGCTGAAATACTAGACGAGAGAACATTAGAGACACTTGTCGGTGATTTAATTGGTGACTTTGACTCTGATATTGGGGCTCGTAAAGACTGGATCCAAACGTATGTGGATGGCTTAGAACTCCTGGGCCTTAAGATCGAAGAGCGTGCAGAACCTTGGGAGGGCGCTTGTGGAGTCTATCATCCACTCCTAGCAGAAGCAGTTGTTAAGTTTCAAGCAGAAACAATGATGGAAACAATGCCAGCGATGGGTCCTGTTAAGACTCAGATTATTGGCAGAGAAACTCCAGAGAAGAAAGACGCAGCACAGCGTGTGCAAGATGATATGAACTATCAAATCACGGACGTGATGAAAGAATACCGTCCTGAGCATGAGCGTCTGTTGTGGGGCTTGGGGCTTGCAGGTAATGCGTTTAAGAAAGTGTATTACGACCCACAGCTTGAGCGTCAAGTAGCAATGTTCATTCCTGCAGAAGATGTTGTCGTCCCCTATGGAGCTTCTAGTTTAGAGTCAGCAGAACGGGTCACGCATGTAATGCGTAAGACAGCAAACGAAGTACGTCGTCTGCAACACGAAGGTTTTTACCGAGACGTAGACTTAGGTGAACCCGTCAATGTGATGGATGAAGTAGAGAAGAAGATTGCTGAAAAGCTTGGCTTTAGAGCAACTACCGATGACCGCTTTAAGTTACTAGAAATGCACGTTGAATTGGACATTCCAGGCTTTGAGCATAAAGATGACGACGGTGAACCAACAGGAATAGCGCTCCCTTACGTTGTTACGATTGAAAAAGGTACGAATAATGTTTTAGCTATTCGTCGTAATTGGAGGCCTGATGATGACACTCACCAGAAACGCCAGCATTTTGTTCATTACGGATATATTCCAGGATTTGGCTTCTATTGTTTTGGCCTTATCCATCTCATTGGTGCTTACGCAAAATCTGGCACTTCTCTCATTCGACAGCTCGTTGATGCGGGTACTCTTTCCAATCTGCCCGGTGGATTTAAAACTCGTGGACTACGTATTAGAGGTGATGACACCCCGATTGCCCCAGGTGAGTTTAGGGATGTAGACGTGCCTAGCGGTACGATGCGTGACAACATCCTACCATTACCATACAAAGAGCCAAGCGTTGTATTAGCAGGCTTGATGGATAAGATCATTGACGAAGGACGTCGGTTTGCAGGTTCAACCGATATGAAGATCTCTGACATGAGCGCAAATGCTCCTGTTGGAACGACTTTAGCAATTCTAGAAAGAACTTTAAAGATGATGAGTGCGGTGCAAGCCCGTATTCATTATTCGATGAAGCAAGAGTTCAGACTTTTAAAAGACATAATCCGGGACTACACACCACCTGAGTATCCATACGAGCCAGAAGAAGGTAGCCGTATGGCTAAGCAGTCAGACTATGACATGGTCTATGTATTACCTGTATCCGACCCCAATGCTGCGACTATGGCGCAGAAAGTTGTTCAATATCAAGCTGCTTTACAACTTGCTCAAACTGCACCGCAGCTGTATGACTTGCCACAACTACACCGCCAGATGCTTGAAGTGTTGGGGATCAAAAACTATCAGAAATTGGTACCGATGGCTGAAGATATGAAGCCAACCGATCCAGTTGCTGAGAATCAAAACATCTTGAAGAACAAACCGGTCAAAGCGTTCATTGAGCAGAATCATAAGGCACATATCGGTGTTCACATGGCAGCAATGCAAGATCCAAAGATTCAATCCATTATTGGCATGAACCCACAGTTAGCCCAGCAGTTACAAGCGGCAATGATGGCTCACGTTAATGAGCATATTGGCTTTGAGTATCGTCTACAGATTGAACAAGCTATGGGTATGCAGCTTCCTCCAATGCCAGAAGATGGAGAAGAGCCAAAGCAAATGTCTCCAGAGATGGCAGATCAGATTGCCCAAATGGCAGCTCAAGCGTCTCAGCAGTTGTTAATGCAGAACCAACAAGAAGCACAGGCTCAACAAGCACAGCAACAGATGAAGGATCCAATTATTCAGTTACAACAGCAAGAGTTGCAAATCAAGCAAGGTGAGCTGCAGAGAAAAGCTGCAAAAGACCAGCTTGATGCAATGTTAAAACAGCAACAACTTGAAGTTGAACGTGAAAGAATTGCGTCTCAGGCACGTACTGCTGGGGCACAAATGGCAGTAAAAGTAACGGCAGATGCCGACAAATTAGCAAAAGAGCAGCAAAAAGAAGGATCAAAAGCAGGGATAGAGATGATGAAACTTGAACGTACCCTTGCACAACAGCGGGAAATTGCTCAGCGGCAAAAGGAGCAAACAAAGAAAGGTAAGTAATGGAAGCTGATAAAGCTTTAAATATCGTGGTGAAAACCATCGATAACAAGGTTGTACAACTCCAAGAAGCACTAGCCGATGGGCGAGTAGAAAACTTTGAAGAGTACAAAAAAGTGTGTGGTGAGATACGAGGTCTTCTTACTGCACGTAACTACATAATGGACCTTAACAAATCAATGGAGAGCTCGGATGAGTGACCAACAGAACGTAGTAGAGTTGCACAAAGCAGTAGATTTAAGCGCAGTATTGAATAAAGAAGTAGAAGAAAGAGCCAAACAACTCCCCGTCCCGCAAGGGTACAGGATACTTTGCGCAATTCCAGAAGCAGAAGAAGCCTTTGATAGTGGGATTATCAAGTCTGACGAAACCCGTCGGCACGATGAATTATTAACTACTGTGCTGTTTGTAGTTGATATGGGTCCTGACTGTTATGCAGATAAAGAGCGGTTCCCAAACGGTCCTTATTGCAAAAAAGGTGATTTTGTTCTGGTAAGACCTAATGCTGGCACACGTCTAGTTATTCATGACCGTGAGTTCCGCATTATTAACGATGACTCCGTAGAGGCTGTAGTTCAAGACCCACGGGGCATTAAACGCAAATTTATCTAGGAGATAAAACATGGCTCAAATGGAAAAAGAAGAATACAGATTTCCTGACGAAGAGGACGAAACTAAGGGTAAACCCTTAGATACAGAGGCCGAATTTGACATATCTGTAGAGGGAGATGACGTTGAAATTGAAGTAAAAGACGACACTCCGCCTGAAGATCAGGACGTAGAACCCTTACCAGACGGTATTAAAGAGGAACTAGAGACTGCAGATAAGTCTAAAGAGTACTCTAAGAACGTAAAAGATAAGTTTGTTCAGTATAAAAAGGCTTGGCACGATGAACGTCGGGCTAAAGAATCAGCCTATCGAGAGCAACAGGAGGCGTTAACCCTGGCGCAAAAGATCCTCGACGAGAACAAAAAGCTCAAAGAAATGCTGCAGTATGGTGAGAAAGAGCTAATTTCTACCTATCAAAGCTCTGCGGAGATGGAGATAGAGACGGCTAAACGGAACTACAAAGAGGCTTATGACTCAGGTGATTCCGATAGACTTTTGGAAGCCCAAGAAGAGTTGATGAAAGCTCAACTTAAACTTGACAAGGCAAAAAATTTCAAGCCCACTGTACAAATCTCTGAAAATGATGTACAAATAGCACAAAAGCAGTCTCAGCAGCCTGCACAACTAGATCCTAAAGTTGCTGAATGGGTTTCAAAAAACCAATGGTTTGTTGATCCTAACAGACGTGCGATGCGCAAGTACGCTGAAGGGGTACACGAAGAATTGGAAGAATCCTATGGACGTAGCTTTGTTGGTACGGATGAGTATTACAAACGTATCGACGCAGAAGTAAAACGGCGATTCCCAGAAGAATTTGCCGACACTCAAAACGATGAGGACGAAAAACCTCAGCGTACAACTAAGTTAAGTACGGTCGTAGCGCCTGCGAAGCGTAGTACATCTTCTAAAAAGATTGTGCTAACTAAATCGCAAGTAGCTTTGGCCAAGAAATTTGGTCTGAGCCCAGAGCAGTACGCCCGTGAACTTAATAAATTGGAGTCTTAAAAATGGCAACAAACAGATTAGAACGTGAATTACAAAACCGTACTCAGTCAGAACGACCAAAGCAGTGGTCACAACCTGAGCTTCTCCCTGAACCGGATAAGCAACCTGGTTACGCGTACAGATGGATTCGTATTTCAACACTTAACACTTCCGATCCTCGCAACCTCTCAGCGAAGTTAAGAGAAGGATGGGAACCTGTAAGACTTGAAGAACAACCCAAATTACAACTGCTAGCTGATCCCAATAGTCGTTTTAAAGACAACGTTGAGATTGGCGGATTGTTACTTTGCAAGACTCCACTTGAGTTTGTTGACCAGCGTAATAAACATTACTCTGACCAAGCTGATGCTCAAATGAAGGCTGTAGAGAACACTCTTATGCGCCA